AGAATACTTTATGGGTCTTTGGAAACGAATTGAGTTATCCGGAGCTGGTGAACCAGGAATTTATTTATCAAACGATAAAGATTGGGGGACAAACCCATGTTGTGAAATCGGTCTTAGACCATATCAATTTTGTAACCTATGTGAGGTTAACGCTTCTGATATTGAATCACAAGAAGACTTTGAAAAAAGAGTTAAAGGAGCTGCTTTCATTGGTACACTACAGGCTGGATACACAGATTTCCATTACTTAAGAGATGTTTGGAAAAGAACAACTGAGAAAGACGCTCTTATTGGGATTGGTATGACAGGTATTGGATCTGGAGTGGTATTAGGTTACGATATGAAATTAGCCGCTGAAGCTGTTAAAGAGGAAAATCAAAGGGTAGCTAACCTAATTGGTATTAACAAATCAGCTAGAACAACAACGGTTAAACCATCCGGAACCTCATCATTAGTCTTAGGAACATCTTCTGGTATTCACGCTTGGCACAATGATTTCTACTTAAGAAGAATCCGAGTTGGTAAAAATGAATCAATATACCAACACTTAGTGACAAATCACCCAGAGTTAGTTGAAGATGAATATTTCAGACCACATGATACCGCGGTAATAACAATCCCACAGAAAGCACCTGAAGGGTCAATTTTAAGACATGAGTCAGTATTCCAAATGTTGGAACGAGTTAAGAAGGTATCACAAGAGTGGGTAAGAACTGGACATAGAAGTGGTCAAAACACTCATAATGTTTCGGCAACTGTTTCTATCAAAGATGATGAATGGGATTTAGTTGGTGATTGGATGTGGAAAAATAGAAAGTTCTATAACGGATTGTCAGTTTTACCATACAATGGTGGAACATACACACAAGCACCTTTTGAAGATTGTACTGAAGAGGATTTTGAAAGATTGGTAATTACATTAAAAGATGTTGATCTAACAAAAGTAATCGAACTACAAGATAACACTGACCTTAGAGGTGAAGCCGCTTGTGCTGGTGGAGCTTGTGAAATCGTTTAACAGATGAAAGTTACCTGGGGAAACAACGTTACTTTAACTTACCAAGTTTTATTAGCGTACTATAATCTAAGAAAAAAGAATTAAGATGACAGTTAACTCATCAAACGATTGGATACAACAGTTATATGTTCGGGAGATCACCAAAAAGACTCCCGAACCTGACTTTTATAAGGATAAGTTTGGTAATATTGTAATGACAGAATCATTCCACATAAAACGAGGAAAGTGTTGTGGATCCGGTTGTAAACACTGTCCTTACGAACCATTATACCAAAAAGGAAGTACTAATTTAAAGGAATCACTGAGAAATCAGTGATTTTTTTTATTTATATAAAATATCTGAATACTATATTTATTAGATATGTCTAACGGTATAACATATGGTATAACATTTCCCTTTAGGGATTCTTTTGTTGGGAGGTATCTTGACGCTTCAGATACTATTGATGAAGAAATTAGAAATAATCTAATTCATCTTTTATTAACTAGAAAGGGTAGTAGATATTTTTTACCAGATTTTGGTACAAGATTATATGAATATATATTTGAACCATTGGATGGACCAACATTTAGTGATATTGAGTTTGAGATTAGAGATTCGGTTGAAAAATACATACCAGGTATACTTATAACAAACATAAAAATAACTGACGCTTCGTTAGGTTTGGAAGACAAAGGTACTTATATTACGGATTCTGGTGAGAGAGAATTTAAGGTAACCAATATAGGTGATAGAGAACACACTGCTAAAGTTAGAATAGACTATAGAATAACCAATCAAGCTTTAGAAAGCAGTGATTTTGTAATTATTAACATATAACATGGCTGAAAAGAAAATATCGTACACAACAAGGGATTTCCAGGGGATAAGAACTGAGTTGATTAATTTTACTAGAACTTATTATCCAGACCTAATTCAAAATTTTAACGACGCTGGTATTTTTTCAGTGATGTTAGATTTAAATGCTGCGGTAACCGACAACCTACAATTTCAAATTGATAGAAGTATCCAAGAAACAGTTTTACAATACGCTCAACAAAAATCTTCAGTATATAACATAGCTAGAACATATGGTTTAAAAATCCCAGGACAAAGACCATCAGTCGCTTTGGTTGATTTCTCAATACAGGTTCCAGCTTTTGGGGACAGTGAAGATTTAAGATATTGTGGTATTTTAAGAAGGGGATCTCAGGTTAGTGGAGCTGGACAACCATTTGAAACGGTATATGATATAGACTTTTCATCACCAGTTAACTCTGAAGGATCACCAAATAGATTGAAAGTACCTAATTTTAACTCAGATGGGTCATTAAGTAATTACACCATAACAAAACGAGAAGTTGTTGTTAATGGTATAACAAAGGTATTTAAAAGAATTATAACCGCTAACGATGTTAGACCATTCTTTGAGTTATTTTTACCAGAAAAAAACGTATTAGGTGTTACTAGTGTATTACTCAAAGACGGTACACAATATAACACGATACCCCAACCACAAGAATTTTTAGGGTTAGATAATAGATGGTACGAAGTAAAAGCTTTAGCTGAGGACAGAGTCTTTATTGAGGACCCAACCAAAGTTTCTGACCAACCAGGGGTTAAAGTTGGGAAATATATAACTACTAACACAAAATTTGTTACCGAATATACACCTGAAGGATTTTTAAAAATGACATTTGGTGGGGGTAGTGTTTCAGCTGAAGAACAATTACGGGAGTTTGCTAGAAATGGAGCTTATTTTGATCTAAATAAGTACTCAAATAACCTAGGATTGGGATCAGCTTTAAAATCAAACTCAACTTTATTTATACAGTATAGAATAGGTGGTGGACAAGCGACAAATTTAGGTTCTAATGTGATCACACAAATAGGAACCGTCTCATTCTCCGTTAACGGTCCATCTGATAGTGAGAATAGATTGGTAATAAACTCATTAAAATGTAATAATGTTACCGCAGCTATTGGTGGATCTAACCAACCAACAGTTGAGGAGGTTAGACAATATGTGTCATTTAACTTTGCGGCACAAAACAGAGCGGTAACGATTAATGATTACGAATCTATTTTAAGAACAATGCCATCACAATTTGGTGCTCCAGCTAAGGTATCGGTATTGGAGGAAAATAATAAAATTAAAATAAAAATGTTATCATACGACACCGAAGGTAATCTAACTGATAACATATCGAACACAATAAAATCAAACGTAGCTAATTACTTATCTAACTATCGAATGATAAATGATTACATTTCTATAGAATCAGCTAGTCCAATAGATCTTAGTATTGAAGTTGACGTTGTTCTAGACTCAACACAAAACCAAGGGTCTTTAATTAGTAAAACAATAGATATTATTAGTTCGTATTTTAGTCCATTAAACCAACAATTAGGTAGAAACATTAATGTGTCTGAAATTAGACGACTAATACAAAGTGAAAACGGGGTGATTAGTATTTCCGATATTAGATTCTTTAATAAAGTTGGGGGTCAATATTCATCAAACCAAACGTCACAGAGATATTCCAACCCAACAACAAAACAAATAGAATTGGTAGCTGATACTATTTTCGCTGAACCAAGTCAAATTTATCAAATAAGATACCCAAATAAGGATATATCTGTCAGAGTTCTTAATTTTAAGAACATTAATTTCTCTTGATAATTTATTTTTTTATATTTAGGACTATTTTTTGAAAATAGGAAATAAACTATTTATCAAAAAAAGACTTAATGCCTAAATCATATAGAATACGAACACAAGTAGGTGTTGACAAATACATTAATCTCAAGTTAGAACAAGACCTTGAAACCTTGGAGATCTTATCATTAAAGATTAACCAAAGTGATATATACACAAGAATTTGTTCTGATTATGGGGTCATTGTTGGTCGAGTATTTGTTAATGGGGGTTATGGGTTACCAAACGCTAAAGTATCTTTATTTATCCCGATAGAAGATTTGGATGAATTAAATCCGGTGGTTTCTGAACTATATCCGTATAAAACATTATCAACATTAAATGAAAACGGGTATAGGTATAATTTATTACCGAAAGAACCATCATATCCAGGACACTCAGCCACCGGGACATTTCCAACAAAGGAAGAAGTTCTTATTGATCAAACAACTATAGAAGTTTATGACAAATACTACAAATTTACGGTAAAAACAAACGATAGTGGTGACTACATGATATTCGGTGTACCAACAGGTAGTCAAACCATTTTCATGGATATAGATTTATCCGACATGGGTTGTTTTTCTTTGTCACCACAAGATTTAATACGTACGGGTCAAGCTAACGAAACCCAATTAAACGGTACAACATTTAAAACGTCAACAGATTTAAATGAATTACCACAGATAAAGACATTAAATAAAATTGTTGAGGTCTCACCACTATGGGGTGAAGAAGACGTTTGTCAAATTGGTATCACCAGAGTTGATTTTGACTTAACAACTGAAAGTAGTGTTAAAATTGAACCAACCTCTATTTTTATGGGGTCAATAGTGTCAACATCAAATGATGACTATTTAAGTACTGGGTGTGTACCAAAATTGGACATGGGGAATCTTTGTGATTTAGTTTCCGGTCCAGGACAAATTCTATCAATACGACAAACAATAAATGTTGATGAGTTTGGGGATCCGATACTAGAACAATATATTCTAGAAAATGATGGTAAAATTATTGATGAAAACGGAACGTGGTTAGCTAATCTACCAATGAACTTAGATTACATAACAACAGACGAGTTCGGTAATCAAGTAATTTCAAACGACCCAAGTGTTGGAATACCAACAAAATCAAAATATAGATTTAAGATTAAATGGCAAAATGAAACCGGGAATAACAATAATTTTATTCGAGCTAATTACCTTGTACCAAACATTAGAGAATATGGATGGGACAACACTAGTTCAGATCCGAGTAACATAGTTCTAATACCTTACGTTTCAAATATACCAGTACCCGATTATGAGGATAGTTTAACAATTGTTGGATCTGGTGACCTATTGGGACCTGTGGTGACATCAAACGTATTGACATTTAGTGTATTTATACAATCTAACCCACTATCAAGTCAGTCACCATACCTAGGGGACCCAAACTTGGGAATTACCGGATTAACAAACAATAATGTCGTAAATATTATTTTTACACCAATAGACCCAACATTACCAGCTACAATAACATATCCTGGGGGTTCATTAGGACCTACAACATTCTCAATACCACCTAATACAATATCCACGGTTTGGGGAGCGTTTACCCAACAAGGTGGTTTAGTGAGTGACACAACAACAAATGTACAATCATATATTGTGGAAATAGGACCATCTGGTTTAGGTCCATGGACATTATATTCAGGTAGTTTAAACTCAATTCCTGTTAATGTTGGTGAATTTGTAAGAATAACACCTACAGCTGTTGATATAAGTCAACCACAACAGGTTGTATATAGTTTTGGAAATCAAAATTATTTTAATTACATAAGATCATACGCTTTTAGTTTAGATTGGGATGACTATGTGGACAAAAATGTGGCTATAAACTGTGAGGATACATTTTATCAATTCCACTATAATAAAGTTTATACAGTATCGTCATTTATTGATAGGTACAAGAAAGGTAAAAATAAAGATAGACATTTGGGTATTAAAGAAATTACAGATAGACGGTGTCAAACTGAAAATAATAAATTCCCAGTAAACGACCTACAAAGAAATTTTGATTTTATTGAGTTTGTTGTACAATTGCTTTTAAATATATTGACACTACCAATGATTGTGTTAATAACAATAGCTCATTTTGTGATAGTTTCTTGGCCTGTTTTAAAATGGTTGGTATCGATTGGTATACCAATATGGTTAGGGTATCAAATCGCTCAAGCGATTGGAACCGCGATATACTCATTCCCAGCGGTGTTCATTGTAATACCACAAATAATCGCAGCTATTTTATATATTGCGTTATTAGTATTTTTTATTGTATATATAATACCTAGATTAGTTAACTGGAACACATTTAACAGAATTGGATTACCAATGTTAACATATCCAGATTGTGACGCTTGTCCGTGTGACCCATTATTAGCTAATTTAAATGAACCTGAAGACGACCTTGGTCAGGGAATTGTTGATACAAATAATTCATTTTTAGCTGATACAACAGCCTCATACAACTACCAAAACCCAGAATTGGGGTGTAACCCAAGAAATCCGTATCAGAATCGTATTGATGAAGATGACCCAGGAGTCTCATTTGACGCTGCGGCACAATTCTACCAACTATTTTCTGGTATCGACAGACTAGGTAACCCACGTAGAGGTGTTACAGCTTTTTTAACAAAAAAAGGTACACCACCATCAGAATGGGGGTATCCAATTACCGAACATTGGCCAAACAAATTAAATAGATTTAACCTTAGAGATAAGTTTTTTTCAGGTAAAAACTTCATTAGAACTTACGTTAATAACGCTGATGATTACTTTGAGGATCAACCCTTGGTAATTGTCGTCGATTGGAATATGTATAACGCTTTCCAACCGGGAGAGATGATAACGTTCCAAAACCCAAGAATGTCTGGGGACATCCATAGAATTACAGGATTAACGGACTCAACTGGGGGTACACTTTATAATGAGTTTAATTGTAGATCAATAACTGGGACAACATTACCACCTGGGGTACACGGTGTGAACATCGACTACGCGAATAGATTTTACGTTCCAGGAGACCCAACTCAACCAGCTAATAAAACAATAACAGTACCTATAAGTGCGAATACCGAAAATGGTAGTTATAGATTCCCAGCTGACATGGAGTATTTCCAAGTTATTACCGGTATGTCAATATCAAATTATCTGTCCATGTCTAACGAAATTAGTTCTGGTTTTTTCCCTAGAGAATATTTAAATCACATTGTTAAATGGAGATACGAACAATATCAAGGTAATAATGAATATGAACAACAAGCAAAAGCTTTAGATAATTTTTTTGACGGTCAAAATTTGGGTGTTATAATATTAACTAGAGGGGTTGATCCATATACCGATAGACAACTAATTAAATATGAATTAGGGACCTTATTCGGAAAAGCTGCAAATCAAGTTTCGGTGACTGGTTATTATAAACTAAATTATCCTATACGAAGATATACCACAGGTAGTAATTTTACACCAGCTAGACATAATGTACCAACAAATGTAAATTATTTATCGTCGGGTAATGGTGGCAGAAGTCAATACCACAAGTCTTTTAGTTTTACACCAGATTCCACATTGTTTAATCAATACACAAATAGTGGGTCCACATTACCGTATTACTACTCATCACTTGATTTTGAAAATTCAGGCCTTGAAATGAGACACGTATTACCGTATTTTTCGGGACCATTACTCGCTGACACATCGGTCCAACCATATACCGGAATTGAACCTAATTATATTGATGGGTTTAACTCAATTGATTGGTCAACGGGAGCGGAATATGATGTATTACCTTACAGAGGGGTAACTTCGGAGGTTTTATCCAATACGACAATTGGACCTATTGGGGTTTGTGGTGGTACGGCAGACGCTTGGGACGAAAGTCAATACCCAACCAAATTTATGTATGTGGGTGGTGGATCGTTCCTATCAACTTTCGGTAGTTATTTAGGTGACATTTCAGCGGAAGCTGATAATAACGGTGTTTGGTCAAATGATAATCAATCTGGTTACGCTATAAATCCACCAATAGCTGATGGATTGAGATCCGGATCCTCCAATTACAAAGCCCAAACAAATACAATTTGGTATCTTTGTTCTCCAGCCTACATTAGTTATTACGACATACCATCAACTAGTTGTCCTAGTCCTTATTTGAATTGTAATACAAGTTCAGTTAAAGGTATTAATTTTAATGATAGATTTGGTATTGTTATGAGAAGTGATAGATTACCAACGTCAACCAATTTGGAGAGCAAAGGCCCGTATATACCAGGTTATAACGGTGACCCGTACACTAGATTTGTTTTACATGAAAACAACTCTTTCATGTATTATAAAATACCAGATGAAGGGATTTGTGATACAATATTCCAATACCAACTACAGTCAGACGACCCAAATAATATATTAGTTGATTCAGGTATACCAGAATCGTTAGCTGGTAGTTTAACATGTGAAGGTATGACTGAATTATCATGTTACGATGGTTACGGAACTGGTTTTACGGTAAATGAAACATGTGCTGATAATGATAAAGTAATTAATGGATGTTATTATTTATTGAACGAACCATATGTCAGTAGTATCGGTTCTGACATTGAATTATTTTTGGAATGGAAAGCTAGATTTAGAATAATGTACGCAGCTTGTCGTGGAGTATTTTCACACATGTTCCAAAATAATTGGGTTAACGGAACACTATACATGCCGACATTTAATAAGTTGACATTATATGATGAATTTGGTGAATTTACAGACTACAAATATTGTGAAGAGATAATAAACTATAATACAGCTAGTAATAGTTTCTTTTATCGATCTACCCCATATAGAATATCCCCAGCTGTTGGGTTTATTGGGTCACAAAGTACCAGTCCATCCGATAATTCGGTAAATAATAGACAGATAAAAACACCAACAACCATCATGGATTTGGGTAAAAGGGATGAATTCATATCCTACATATGTTCAAATCCGGAATTTAGTGGGGAATACTTATCAGATACACTAACAAGTTCATCATACAATGATTCATCATTAGTATTACAGTTGGGTATAATATCTAGACTCGTTAACTCAACGTGGCTACAACAGATCTTTAATACAAATGACGCTTCAGTACAACAATATTTTTCAAGAACAGGTTCTAGAATTGATGGTGATATCGCTCAGTCAATGTCAATAAATTCTGAATACCAAATAAATCCATTTGTTGGATCGAACTACCCAGATCAGTTTATTTGGGTTGGGGTTGACTCGGCTAATAAACCGGTTTTTGGTGTATTTTACAATACTAGTGAGGATCAATACAAAAACAGGAGAGCTTTGTCACCCGGATATAAAATTTATAATTTTTCACCCTTATTACAGGATCTAATACCATATAATAGTACACAAGAAGTTCCACTATACCGTTGGACACTAAATGATAATAACACTATTTTTGGTAATGAATTTAACAATTGGGACACATCCTGGGTTTTGGGGTCAAGTAGGTTACCATCAAGAAAATACCAATCACTGGACACAAGTAATAACGTCTCACCATTTAACTATTTTCAAACATCTACTATGACAGCAGTACCACCAAATTTACAGTATGGTTTTATTACTAATATTGATTCTTCTGGTAATCCAGTAATAAATGGAACACCATTACAAAATAAATTTATAGTGGGAGCTCCATACCATTTTTACTTTGGTTTAAAAAACGGTAAAACAGCTGTGAATAGATTTATAAAATTATATGTAAATATTATCGACTAATATGGGTGTAGAAACAACAACAAATATAATACTTGGTAGTCTTAGATATGCCACATCACCGAATGTTAATGATGAAATTGATATTTCGTTAACACAAAACACCAAAGAAATTGTTGATTTTGATCGTATTGTTGATCTAAATCTTGAAACCGTATATGATAATGAAAGACAAGAATCAACTGTATTCAGACCATCAACCAAGTTTATAGTGGTCTTTAAAAATGAATTTAGTGGTAGTACAACTTACACACCGTATAAAAACAATCTATACTACACAAACCCAATCAATAACGCTTCATCACAATTATTATCATCAAGTCCAAATACAGTCCCATGGGAAGGTTACCCACAGTACCAAGAGTTTGATTTTATTAGAACTGATAACAATGTTGTTGGATATACAACACCACCAAATAACCATATAGATTTTCTAAATAAAAGTGCCACAACATATAATTGGACACACTACATGAGTTATCCATTTAAAAATGATCATACAAAACAAATGTACGCTGTTGATTATGACACAACAACATCTTGGTCATGGGTGGTTAGTGATGGAATACCATATTTAATTACATTGGGTAGTGATCTTAATGGACGACATATACGATTTAGATCCCCAGTAAAACACGGACTAAGTGTGGGTGAATACGTTAAATTACCAATAACATATAATGGGGAATCCACATTTAAAGTGACTAAATTGGGTGATTTTGGGTATGGTAGTGATGAATATATTTTTAACATTAGAAATGTAGGATTTACCGGTACAACCTTCCTGACTAACAACTCGGGTACTTTTAAAAGAGTGATAAGTAAGACAAATGAAAATGAAACAACATCAAAATATTATGTTAGAGTTCACAAAATTATAACAAATAGTAATGAATCTGTTTTAGTTAAATCCGGATTTGAACAAAACATCTTTAAGAATACCATTAAAGATGAGATAGCTATTCTAACCCCCAATAATAAACAAAGAAGCTCAACTAAAGAAGGATCCCAATCGTATACATTATCATTTAATGTTGATATAGATATAAACCCACTTAGAGATAATCAAAATAGACCGATCAGTCAATTATATTTCACGACAATCTGGAAAGGATTTTTTGGGTGGACAAGGAAACTAAAACAAGGTTGGGAGTTTAATATCCCACTAGTTAATAGTCAACCAAGTTCTTGGTGGGATGAATTTAACACCCTATCCAATACCACAATATCTGAAAGTACTTACACATCGGAAACCATACCATCACAAGGACCATTTTTTTATAATAAAGATGTAATTTCGGGGGACACACTTGATGGGGATTTTTGTGAGTGGAACGATTACCAACAAACAGAAAGATTAATATCCAGATATTGTCATAAAATAAAATTTAACAATAATTGGTTTTACCTGACCAACGATAACTTCCAGACAAATCAGTTTGGGTATTATTATTACCCCCACAACCCAATAATTATTAGGGAATTTTCAGACTACGTGGAGGAAAGTCAGGATCAAAACATTGTTGGACTACCAGACTACAGCTTCTATTCAAATTTATCTAATGGTTTTAGGTGGAGAGATTTGTATCCGTACGGGTTTATTGACCAAAATAATATTGGTGTTGATTACCCATTTACAAATGGAAAACATTACCCATTTGTTAACACAATTTTTAGAATAATTCCGGAAGGAACCAATGTTAAAAATATAAACGAAATTCAAGACCCATTAATAGATGATTGTGAATAAATATAAAATTTTAAGGGATAATATTGATAACCAAATAAATATACCAATTGAAATGAATTGGGATTTTATGGGTAGGGATCAAAGTGTTGAGGAATACGAAACCGAAATGGTCAAGGAAGTTATTGGTATAGCTAAAGATTTTGAAACGGTCAGGTTTAGTCATGACGAGTGGAATTTTGTTTTATCCACACCCATTTTTACTATTAATAAAAAAGCTACACAAATATACCACAATTTTAATTTTTATAAGGATCTACAACCAATAACCGCCACAACGGTCACACCAACTGATTGGGGGACCAGTTACATTTATGAGGACTTTAGTCCACAAGAAATATATTACTTTAAAAAACCATTTACCAAGTCATTTTTTAAATTGGATTTATATGATACTAATGACGAAAAAAACCAAAAAATATATTTGACGATAATAATACCAGTACAACAAGGTCTAACCGAGTCGGTATCAATTAACCCACTACAACCAAACGTAGATATAAAAAAACCACAATTTGTTTTAGATTATGTTGGTGATAAGGAAGGATTTTTTATTTATTGGTTAAGAGACAGGTCTTACATTAATATCGATGAGTTTTATATGTCAGCTA